AAAACTCACAGCCCGCATCATCTTCGTAGATATATCAAATTTATCCAAGCATGTCAGCACAAAAATTTAAATTGTGATGAATATACGGAAAGGCACCATATCTGTCCAAAAGCCAACGACATGTTTCCTGAGTATTTTTCATTTGCCAAACATCCTTGGAATTGCGCAGTATTAACCGCACGTCAACATTTTATCGCTCATATAATATTGTGGAAAGTATATGCAAATGTTGCTAGTGTAACATATGCAGCGTATAGACTTAATCACAATCAAAAGTCTTCAAAACTTTACGAAATTATAAAGAAAGATTTTGTTGCATCTCAACGTAACAGGACAAAAGAACAACACAGAAATATGCCTGAAAATATAAAAAAGCAAAGATCAGCTAAAATATCAAAACATGCATCATTACTAGTGATGGCAAGAGATTCAAACGGCGTTGCTGTTCGTGTCACGCGAAATGAATACGAAGCTTCTGATTATGTTGGCGTGACAAGTGGATCAACAACATTTAAAGACCCTGAAGGAAGTTTTCTAAAATTATCTACTAATGATCCTAGAGTATTATCTGGGGAGATGGTTGGAGTAAATAAGTATCGCAAGGTATCAGAGGAAACAAGAAAGAAGTTAAGTGAATCACATAAAGGAAAGAAACTTGGTCCAATGAAGGAAGAAACTAAGAGAAAACTTTCTGAATCCAAAAAAGGCAGATTGCAGCAGCCACAAGAAAGAGAAAATTTTCTCAAAGCAATGTCAGTGACATATAAATGCCGGAATTGCGGTAAAACTACAAAAGGCAAAGGCAATTTTAATAGATGGCATGGAGATAACTGCGCATTAAAATAATATCCACCGTTCAATCATGTGTTCGTCCATTTCATCCACGTCGGCAAAACGATTACCGCGGATCAACTCGCCAGTTGCGCTGTCAGTGAATTTTAAAATGTTCGCATGTCTAAAATGCGTATCTGATGTTACAAAAATATCTCTCATAGTCTTTCCTCTTGTTCTTCTATAGTATATGCTCAAACGAAATTTTAGTCAAGAAAAAAGGCGCTACTTGGGCGCCTTTTTGTATTATAACAGATCGGAGAAAGCGAGTAATAAGCTAGACAATGTGCAAGGGCGTGGTATACAGTCCCCTAAGCAAAGTACAAAAAACAAAGTGCATAACGCTTCATATTTCCAGTTAGCAAAGTGCAATCTTATTCAGATGTAATTTAACTGGAGCACAATAGCATGGAGGCGTTCAAAGCCTTGATGTATCGTATGAAACCCATACTGGTTGCCTATTCTCTTTCTTTCTCCTCACTGGGTAGTTTACGCTTTCAACGCATAACTACCAAAACTAAAAAGTGTCGCCTGTATGTTCCTTAGCTAAGGATTAAGGTGCTACCTAATCTGCGTCCGGCGACCCGACTCTGATTCTTTAAAGAATATCCGCGCTCTTTAGGAATGTCGCAGTTTTTTCCATAAGTTCAATTTCTGTTTGCACGTTCAGTTCAAGCAACTCATCCTGTAACTTCTGCTTATCACGCTTAAAGTTAGCAGCATCCTTGCGGAATGTTTCAATTTCTGCTTCTGTAAAGATGCTGGTTGTTACAGCATTTGGACGGTAACTGTAGCTTTCATCCTTACTTTCAGCATTCTTTTTAACTTGTCCGTTCAACACACGAAGCGCAATTTGTGCACCTTTGCCAGCCAACATAGTTTTGTGGGCGATCTGCTTTTCAAGGTAAGCAACCAGAGTTAACTTATCGTTAATACCAGCTGCGGCGTTTGCCTGTGCCACTTTAGCACGGATCTCATAAAGAGATTCAAGCATCTGTGCTCTAATGTCCGACTGTGCCCAAAAGCGATTGCGCACAGCGTCAATCTGATCCTCCACACCTTCAAACTCGTTAAGAGTCACAGTGTAGTTAAGATCAAGACCTTTTACAGCCTCGTTAATTGCTGCCTGTACAGCGTTTGCCTTGCGAAGTGTTAGTTTCATTTGCCTTTTCCTTATTTTGCTAATGTGCCTAGAAATTCTAGTCTTGTGTATACTTTAAACTCTTTTTCCGCATTGTCAACTATTTTCAACGCAGTGTCTAAAGATTTTTGTCTCCGTGTTTTTCTGTATTCTGCTATTGCTTTATGGTATTCATATTCATACTCAGCGAATCTTTTCTTCAGTCGAGCAGTGGTGCCCGGTGACGTAGACCGGTGGTGTTGATGCCACTCTGCTACAGTTTTGCGAAAATAATCGAATCGGTGTTGGTATGAATGTTCCATAACTATACAATAATTTAGACACGGTGTTTTGTCAAGTTCAAAAGTGGCATCAGCAAATTTCTAGTAAAATATTTAACGGGCCCAGCTGCCTTCAAGCGACTATGCGCTTCTTTTTACGCCTTCGTAAGGAACTAGAATATTTTTAATCCTTACTCTTTTGAACTGTTTGGTGCTCCGACAGGGACTCGAACCCCGAACCTTCCGGTTATGAGCCGGCTTCTCTAACCAATTGAGATATCAGAGCGTATTTGGTTGCGCGGGACGGATTTGCACCGCCGATCTCTGAGGTATGAACCCAGTGAGTTAACTACTTCTCTACCGCGCGACAAACATTGTTTAAAAGATACATCAACCGTTCCATTACTTTCCACAAACGGTACCGGTATTTTAAGTTGATGTATCATTAAAACTATGTAATTTTTCTGTCCTTACTTAACAACAGGTATGTAATCTCTATCAAGACTTGTTGCTGTATTGTATACTTTCAATTGCCTTGCATCTTTTTCTATACCTCTATAGACAACATCTTGTGGAAGTTTTGATTCGTATGTCATTGACATATTTACTTCGGCGTCTGATTTTGCATCAATCAGCCAAACCAAATTATTTTCCAATATATAACTCCTTTTGTTAATTTTAGTCGATGTATCATTTAAACTATGTGTTTAGTGTAACAGTCTCGGAAGTGGAGTAATTGCTTACTTCCAAATGGGTCGGAACTCGAAAACTGTTACACAAAACACATTGCCGAACGGCGTATAGCCTGTCCCATATCAATGTATTTTTACCTAGGTTGAGATTACACCTTAGGACGGAGCCCTTTGATAGCCTTACCCGAACCCTTGCGAGGTTGGTTAGCCCATATCCACTAAAGTCCTTGCGGATTCTCTAGTATGCTCCAATGCTGCCTTTTTTGGAGAGTGGCGTTTCTCTCGTCGCGCATTGCTATTCGTCCTTTGATCTTCCGCCTGCCTTCGGAGCAGTTCACAGTCGCTAAACCGTTACGTCTTCTCTTGGAACAATCACCTCTGCCTTGCGAGCTTTGGTGAACCCAATTCACTTGCGTGTCGGGTATTAAGCATCTTTCACAATGCGCCGGGACAGTCTTTCGCTTTTGTTTATCAAAGAAGGATTTGAACCTTCGCCGATTCCTTAGAAGGGAATTGCTCTACCGCTGAGCTATATGCGAACCTACTTCGATGTGCTGTCCCAGTTGCTCCATATCTTGTTAGATACAGAATACAACACACCAACTGTTTTTTGCCTTGCGGGCTACTAAACGGCTCTTCAAGTCTCCGGGGCCTAACCCTTCTACTCTTGCGCTGCTACCTAGCCTTTGCTTGCGAGCTCAGACAGTGTAACTACTGGTTGGTCGTCAACATTCGTTAGCGTGGCTGTATATTGTAGAACCGCCAAGTTCCTTATCGCTCACCGACTGGCTCTGCGACTATCCTTTCGGACAACATACCTAACTTACTGTTTACCGCCTTTCTACGGACGGAAGTTGCTTTCGCTTTCACGAGTCAACTTTAACCCCAGCTTGCTTAGATGGACCATTGCTGGCAGTGGTTTATAGGAAACCCACTCTTGGGACAGTTGCCTGCCTTACCCTTATGGACGCTAAACCGCCCATCTTACTGTATTTACAGCTACAACATGTTCTACTTAGTAGAAGTATGATCAGTACTTGTCTTATGTGTCACGACATTGGGCTATTAGGCTTACTGTTATGATCCACAACACACGTTGTATGTGTAAATACAGCTTTTGCTCGTCATCGACTTGCGTCTAAAGCTTGTTCTAAATTATCAAATAGCGTGTAAACATCTCTGCTTACTTGTTTAATATAACATCGTTTAAAACAATGTCAACACCTTTTTTAATCTTTTTTATCTTTTTTTTGGTGCTGCCAGCAAGATTCGAACTCGCGACATCTTGATTACTAATCAAGCGCTCTACCAACTGAGCTATGGCAGCATAAATTTGGCAGTCCGTTAGCCTACACAGAGTGGAAACTGTGCGTCGACCCCTAGTCAACGTTGCGATTCATAGTCTTGGATTTTGTTGATTAGGATTTAGTGTTTCAAAGTCAAAGACCGCCACGGACCAACGGCGGCACTCTTTGACTATATACAGTGCTTTGGACCAGTGCGGCTGCAACGATTATCAGTTCGTTCGCGGAATAGTCGTTTTAACACAGTATTGGAGGCGGATGAAGGATTTGAACCTACGACCTTCAGCTTATGAGGCTGACGAGCTACCACTGCTCTAATCCGCTATAAACTTTAAAGCTGGCAGTCCTACATGCACTCTTTTAACCTATCCGCCTAATGATAAGTACCAGCGTAGAAGACCGAGGTGTATGGAAGTAACAAGACAACCACAGTGACGTTCGGTCATAAATTGGAGCGGGTGAAGGGAATCGAACCCTCGTAGTAACGTTGGCAACGTTCTGCTCTACCATTGAGCTACACCCGCATTTAAAAAGCTGGACCTCACGGATTACTTGGTCCGAATGTCGTCTAGCACTATTCCGCCGTCCTTACTCTAAACTATGTTTGTTCTCAAGGTCGAGGCTAGATCGAACAGTTTATCTCTTGGTGTCAATTAAGGAGTCGAACCTTACCGCAGCTGATGATATGACGCCTGTGATATCCATTGCTGTAGGCAAACCCGCATTGACATAATATGGTGGACCATAACGGTACTGCCCCGTTTCTTCCGCATTGCAAGTGCAGTGTGCTACCTTCTATCACTAATGGCCCTAATTGGTCAGGGAAGCTGGACTCGAACCAGCGGCCTCTGCATTCCAAGTGCAGCACTCTACCAGACTGAGCTATACCCTGTTATTTTAGTTTTGGTTGGGAGAGCAGGGTTCGAACCTGCCACCTTCTGATTCAAAGTCAAACATTCTACCAACTGAACTATCTCCCAACATATTTGGTGCGGGTAGAGGGACTCGAACCCCCACGCTTGCGCACTAGATTCTAAGTCTAGCGTGGCTACCAATTACACCATACCCGCATTATTCTGGTGCCCCCACACGGATTCGAACCGCGGACTTCCTCATTACAAGTGAGGCGCTCTGGCCGGACTGAGCTATAAGGGCGTTATTTGGAGCGGGTGAAGGGAATCGAACCCTCGTCTTCTGCTTGGAAGGCAGTGGCTCTACCATTGAGCTACACCCGCAATTGTTACTACTTACCGCGTGACTGGAAAACTCGCCATCAAAGCGGGATTTGTCAATTGTTTGTTAATCGCTGGGCTTCCCCTTTGATCTACAAACTCTCAACTGGTCTCGGACTACAACTTTGATACCTTGTCTACTATACACACAGTCTTGTTCAAGTTAAACAACTTACGTGTATTTCAATAAGGCTTTCCCAGCCCCTCGGAAAATAGTAACAGTTATTATGGCGACCCTACGGGGACTCGAACCCCGTTCACCAGATAGACAGTCTAGTGTAATACCCATATACCATAGGGCCATTATTATGGCGGAAGCGCAGGGATTCGAACCCTGGGAACCTTGCGGTTCTCTAGTTTTCAAGACTAGCGCCTTAAGCCTGACTCGGCCACACTTCCTTATATTTGGCATAGGTGCAAGGATTTGAACCCTGACGAACGGTTTTGGAGACCGTCATGCTACCGTTAACATCACACCTACACGGTATTGGTGCGGGATGACGGGTTCGAACCGCCGACATCAGCCGTGTAAAGACCGCGCTCTACCAACTGAGCTAATCCCGCATTATTTTGGCGGAGCGACAGGGATTCGAACCCTGGGTACCCTTTCAGGTACGACAATTTAGCAAACTGTTCCTTTCGGCCTCTCAGGCACCGCTCCGTATGTGTTAGGCTCTACCGTTTGTTTGGCTCCCCAGGATGGAATCGAACCACCGACCTGGAAGTTAACAGCTTCTCGCTCTGCCGCTGAGCTACTGGGGAACATTTATTCTTTCTTAACCAACTGAGCTAACAAGGAATAAACTCTACTTACAACTACACAGAACTAAACCTTACTCGCTTCCGCGGCTAAGCCTCAGGCTATTCCTGTGTATGTGTAAGTAGAGTTTGTAAACTGGCTTTGGTATTACCAGTTTCTCTACTTACTCTCGCCATCATCGCTTACGCTAGGCAAGTGATTGTTTTAAAAACAACCGTGTCTAAATTGTCAAATAGCGTGTAAGCATTGCTGCCTACTAGTTAATGTAACACTGTTTATCCTGTGTGTCAACCATTTTGTTTTAGTCTTTTACAAGTGCTTCTGTCTGTGTTAGCAGTTTCTGCGTCCTGTTCTACTGTTATATGGTAGTATCTGTGCCTTGTCAAATGTTTTTTTGCCTGTTTAAAATAAAAAACCCTCCTAAGCGTTGTGCTTGGAGGGCTTTAGAAACTTTTGTTTGTTTAGAACAGTTTAGTCTCTCGCACCCTCCAAGCATAGATCAACGCCCGGATTACTTTGTCCTGGTGTCCATGCTAACGATATGGCGAGTGATAGTGTCATTGAAGTCTCTGTTCCTTTGTTATGTATTTATTTATCATCATGACAAAAAAACGGTTCAAAAGTGATTTTGGTGCCCCTGGAGAGATTCGAACTCCCGACCAATGGTTTCGAAGACCATAGCTCTTCCGCTGAGCTACAAAGGCGATTTGGAACCCCCGGGCGGAATCAAACCGCCCTGCACGAGCTTAGAAGGCTCAGTCCCGTCTCAGCGGCGGGGGTATATGGTGTGCCGGGAGAATTTCGAAATCTCGACCCGCGGTTTAAGAGACCGCTGCTCTTCCTCTGAGCTACCGGCGCATTTTTAAACGATTTCGATGTCAACCTCTTCTGAGTAGTAGCCGTTGCTTGTACCATACCAGCGAATGTCCACTGAACCTTTTATAGTTCTAAAACGATAGTATGTCCAAGTTTCACTTTCACTGTGCCAATCGTCTTTGTCTGTCTCTGCTTCTGGCTCGTAGTTGCTGACTTCCTCAGCCAACAGCAGTGATGTACCCACCAAGTCATCCAAGTCACCCACAATGTCTTCAATGCTTACACTTTCGCAACAGTCTTGAGCGTGATACATTCTTACATAGTGATCTTCAGTTAGATAAAATCTCAGTTCATCATTGTTGAGATTTACCACTTTGTACAGCATACGACCCTGGAGATCTTCAAATGATTTTACAGGTTCTTGTAAGTGGTTATATGTTTCATATTTTGTCATTTGATCTCCTTTAAAGTTTTGGTGCCTAGGGAGGGAATCGAACCCCCCACGCTTGCCTCTTCAGGGCAACGCTCTACCACTGAGCTACCTAGGCGTAATTTCTGACTGGAGACAAAACTGCAACAGGTATCGAACCCATATCTCCCCACGGTGTCGCAGGGCGTCCTATCCATTAGACGATACAGTCTACTAGTTCGCGTTCTCGGCAAAGATTGCTACTGTAGTTCTCCAGTCAAGGTGATTGCCGTCACCTATTCTCTATTTTTCATCTCTTGCTTGTGTATATTATACATGATTTTTTCACGCATGTCAATACAATAACAGCACCGGCAATGATCAACTCTGCTCTTTTTACCGCGCATATTGATGTTTGCTGCGGCAGCGTGAACAGGTCCACGATTTCTACTTCTATTACGGCCTCTGCCGTATATTGGTGATTTTGCCATTCGGTCCTCCTAGGTTATTAGCCTAGAAGTCGTCGTAAAACTTTCTGTATCGCACGGTGTTTCCTTTAATTCCTGGGCCATCTCACGATTGGGACTCTTACCCCTGCATCCAAGCTAAGACTCAGACCGTGTTACCCGATACGCCGAGTAGCCCTGTGACGTATGCAGTGTTCTCTCTACACAAGATGTCGACCTCTTGCATAGTGAATAAGTATAGACTGGGCTGTTTGCAGCCTTGACCTATCGCTAGGGTCACCCTCACAAGGGGTGATTATATCCAGTCTATTCTTGGTGGACTGTATTACTTGAGAGATACACTATAGCTTTTTTCCCTAACCAACTAAGAACCCGGGGTAGTCTAGCGAGCCAGCCACGGCTGTTTTGTTAATAGTGTATCACCAAAGTAATACGGTCCACCGTTAACTTTTATTGGCTTTACGTCACTTTAGACCTACCACGGTGGGAACAGCAGGCGGACAATTTGCTGGAACAGTTTATCTCGAGAAACACTGAACTCAGCCCATGTCTTAATATAGCATCAACTACACAGTTGTCAACTGTTATTTTGGTACTCGCGGAGGGATTCGAACCCCCAACCTTCGCATTCGTAGTGCGGTGCTCTATCCAGTTGAGCTACGAGAGTATTATTTTGGTACCAGCCAAGGGTTTCGATCCCTTCCCGCCTCATTCACAGTGAGGAATGCCTCCATTTACACCTGCGCTGGCATTTGGTTGTTCTACCAAGACTCGAACTTGGATCTGACGATTATCAGTCGCCTGCACTAACCACTTGTGCTATAGAACAATATTACTAATGTATTCATAGTTTAGAAGATACACTAGCAGGATCCTCCCCTGCGTAGCCCCGAATGAAACAGGGTAACTTAGTCTTCTCGTAGCATACGCCACTTCTAGTTCATAGTGTATCATCAAAACAATGGTGTGCCCTCGGGGATTCGAACCCCGGACATTTCGATTAAAAGTCGAACGCTCTAACCAACTGAGCTAAGGGCGCATTGTTTTGGTGGGAAGGTGTGGTTACGATCCACTCCCGATTAAAGACGAGTTTTACAGACTCGGTGCAGAAACCATCTGCTTTACCTCCCCTTTTTTGGTAGCCCCAACGGGTGACGATCCCGTTTCTCCGGATTGAAAGTCCAGTATTCTAACCAGCGTAAACTATGGGGCCATATTAGGGACAGCCACAAACAGATCATATTAACAACAAGCCTCACCAGAGCCAGGGAATCGAACCATCTTGTTGTTAACACATTTCTGACCAGCTTGGCCAAGCTGTTGACTGCCATATTGTGTTTTGGTGGTACTGGTTGGGATCGAACCAACCTACTCCTAGTTATGAGCCAGGCGCTTGAACCAACTCAGCTACAGTACCAATCGTGGAGGTCGGTATCAGAATCGAACTGATTACTTCGCAGTGCTTGAGATTTGCAGTCTCACCCCTTACCATCCGGGCCACCGACCAATTCTGTTTTCAACTGCACAACAATCTCCGCCGATTCGGTATTTGCTAGCCATAACTTTTCCAGTGGGACTGTCCCATTAGACTGTTGTGCATGTGAAAATAGAATTTGTTTATCTCTCGGATTTTTCAGCTTGCGCTTCCATCACCGAGGACGCCCATTTGAGTTTGTTTAGAGTGGTTACTCGCAGTCTCGTTCCGCATTTCCACTGTAATCATTAAAAAAGCCTCCTAGTATTGCTACTGGAGGCTTGTTAAAAACTTTTGATGTATTACGCTACATCATCCGTTATAACCCTCCGAGGCACCGATACGATACTCGCGGCATTCTCTAATGCTTTTAATAAACATATGTTTAGTTGCGATCATCATCTTAGTAGTCTTTCCTTTGTTATGCTTTACTATAGCATGGTTTTTTAGTGTGTCAACCGTTTTATTTGTTGTCTACGTTTTATTTATCATCTTACTGTTAATATACACTGTTATTTGAGTATGTCAACAACTTTTTTTCATTTCTGGCAAAAAAAATTATTTTGTTTTAATTCCAATAGCTTGCAGCATGTTTGTAGCCAATGTACATTGATCCATACTGCTGACTGCTTCCTCGATTACATCCAACGTCTCGATGATGTCAAATGTCCTGGCACGATTCTCCAGGTTAGTAAATGGATCACCGACGTTGAAGTGATTCATAAATGCTTTGAAGTTTTCGTAATCATAATCATTCATTTTTGTTAAACTCCACAATGTTTGTTTCAGTTTTTACAACAGTCAACGCTGGTTTTTCATGTGGTGTTGCAGGCTTCTTAACGTTTAGATGTTGCTCAAGGCGTTCTAGCCTCATCAGTATCTCATCTAAGTTGGTTAGTATTTCATCTAACTTGTAACTCACTGTATCAACCTTCTTTTGCTTTATACTATATATAACACAAAAATTGTGCAAGTCAACCGTTTTTTTGAATCTTGGTTCCAGTTAGCTGTATAGCGTATCTGTCATACATACTAAAATTGTAAAATGCATGTGGGTCCGAACTATCCCATTGGAACCAATCGCCTGCGCTCCATTTTCCTATTGTTTCGTCACATACTTGACTGATTTGTCCGGGTTTACTGTCTTCAAGCATGATGATGATACGTGTGATTTCCTCATGCTTGAGATTGTGAACCGAACTGTATTTTCCAAATAAATCAACATGTACAGGAAGATATTGTGCAGGCTTAAAATAATTTATTGCAATGCCAATGTTTGACAGGTCTTTGAATTGCGGTACAATATAATCAAACACACAGTCGGGCAGTGGGTTTGGTTGGAAATAATTGTAAAGGGTCATATGCGACCTATCATGCCCGGATTGCTCATAGGTATCCAACAGTTTGTCATCTTTGTGAGTGTCGTGTTTAAAATTTAAACTTTTAAATTGATCGATATCCCAAAGTGGCTCTATATGACCTTTATTGAACATGTGTATCTCCTTGCAGAATATTTATGAAAGCCCTGCGATCAGTTTGTAATTATCCCAAGCTTTCTTAGCTGCTGGGTTTGAATCAACAACATCATCACTCAGCACTACATCATACCAATAGTGGTCTAACCTTTGAGGGTGAGCACCATACTGTCGTGGCTGGTGTAGTTTTCCCTGCTTTTTAAGATAAACACAGATGTTGCGCACTGTCTGTTCATCCGCAGCAGGAATGCTGCTCCACTCAGGAGCACTGTGTAAACTACCAGCACCGGCGCCACCAGCATACCCTCTCCAAATTGACTTCCATTGTGCGTCGTCCTGTGGGTCAAAATCTGTACGAGCAACAATCACCAACACATCGTTGATACCAACTGTGCCTTCATAAATGTCTCGCACACAACGAGACAGCGAGCTTCCTACTTTCATGTGTTTACTCCATTCAGTCTAATGTTTAATACAAAATTTTCTACCAACAATTTTACCAAGCTTGCGAGCATTACCAGCTCTCTCTGTTCTTCGGGCAAACTTTCAAACTGGTCAACAACTGTACTTGCCATTAATTCAAACGCATCCTGTTCCTTGATGTTGAGCATTCCAAAGTCTATGCTGTCTTTGATTTCCATTTCCTGTGCTAACTCTACTAAGATATTAACAAATTGTGTTTTTGTACCATTGTTTTTCATATTGCTATAATCTCTAAATCTGTGCTGGTTTGAAACACATTAAAGTCATAACCTGTTACCGGCTGTGCAAATACACACTGTGTCTTGATTCTAACTTTTCCTTGTTTTGCTACAAAGTCCCAAGCTGGTTTTGCATAGTCGTTAGACTTCACTATTATCCGAACCAATTTGTTCTTTTGAGTTTTAAAGAAATAGTGTGTAGTATCGCTTTGTTTGTATCTCATACGAACAGTGTCTACAAACTCTATTTCTGCATTAAACGCAGTAGAAGAAACATTTGGTATAACAGCAACACTTTCAAACTGCTTGATAATAGATTCTATCTTTTTGTTCTGAGCATATAATTTAGGAAGCGATACTAAAATGGCAACACTTACTTTATCGATCCTTGTTCGACTTTCACATAGATCATCGACTGCTAGCATAAACTTACTAATGTGCTCTCCTTTGAGTCTGCGCATGGTGTGCTTTTTAGCAAAATATTCGTAAATTTCAGCTGCGGTTGCTTGATCTTTAATACTGATTGCATCTTCAAATTTGATTTGAGGTCTTTGACCTACACCTATAATAGTACTATGAATTTCGTAACCTTCTTTACCTTCTTTCTGCATAGCAATTACAAGTGCTAGAGGAGGTGTATTGTAGTCAAGATATTCTTTGGGTTTTTCTTCTACAGCCACAGCGTTGACACATGCTGCTCCCCAGTCATCAAAGATTGATACAGGTTTTGCGTATATTGTGTTTGTCATAATTAATCCCACAATGATTCATAGAATTTTCCAAATAGTCTAAAACCATTGGAAATTCTTGCTTGATATGCTTTCATACCATCCCAATCGATGTTGTCGCGATCTTTTTCATCGCGGATCATTTCGCTCATACCATTTTCCAGCTTTTTCATTTTAAATTTGAATTCGCCCTTGTGAAACTGATCTTGCCAACTGTCATCAAGTTTGTTTTCAAATGCAAAGATCATTTCATCCAACGCCCAATCCCAACGAAGATGATGATTGCTGTCAATGCCGCCCCAGTCTTTTTCTTCTTGAGTAAGTTCAAGAGACGCAGTGCTGCGAAGGTGTTCTGGAACATCCTCGTCATCTACCAAAGGTGATCCGTGCTTGGTTGCTTGAAGCTGACGAAGCATAGGCAGAATAATATGTGCCAGTGTATCATCCATACTCCAAGTATCCCATGGATCAATACGAACTAAGATCTTGCGATCTTTCTTGCTGTGTACCCAAGTAAGAAAACGATTCAACCAAGTAGGCTTGCGATCGTCATCAATGAAGCTGTATACTTCGCCTACACCAGGTTCAGGCTCTACGCTGCCATAAGCAAGCCATTCTCCAAACTTGTGTACCCAATCAGGCTTACTGAGAATGCCATATTCACCAGGCTGTTTCTTGACCCAGAAACACAGCATTTCGGCCAATTGATATGGGCCGATCCAGTTCTTGTAAGGTCCAATTTTCACTTTCATTTTTTACTCCTAGCCGCAGCTTGTTTTGCTTTAAACAGTTTAACATCGTTTACAGCACTTGTCAACGCCGCAGCATAATTCAATGCCTGCTGTTCTTTTAGAATAGTACTGGCTTCGTATTCTACATAGCCACGAGTTAACAGACTCCAAATGTCACGCCAGCGACGGCGTCCCCAAAACCGTGTCTTCACAGTAGTATAGATGGTAACAGTTACACTATGGTCGTCTGCTTCTATGTCAACCGTATGAGCGTGATCAGGATCAGTACAATCGCACGGTACTTGATACCAAACACTTTCGCCCCAATCATTTAGTTTGAGTATACCTTCTGCTGGTTTTTCAGGCTTCATCATTGTTCTCCTCGTATACTACTATTTGCGCACTCTGCCCCCAAATAGCCGCTGCTTCTACGGCTGCTTCGTGGGTGTCGTGTAGTACAGGTTCTACTTCAAACTTATCTCCTGTCGGACGAGTTACATAGATATAATCGTTGCTTCCAAACGGTACCATTACTGCGTATTTCATCGATTTGTCCAATTACTAAATTCCATAGCAAAGTTTTGAGCAGCATAAACATCATCAAAGAAAAATGTGTGTTCGTATACATCAGTCCAAGTACGCATACTCCACTGGTGCTGTTCTAATGTTCGTCTGCACCAAGTTTTTCCTGCGTCTGCTAAATCACTGTGCAGTCGCACAGGATTGTTGTTCTCGGTGCTCATCCATTGCTGTTTATAATCAGCACTTTCTCGTGGTGTCATCTTAGCCTCTTAATGTACTGTATGATAACATGTTTTGTTATTTGGGTCAACTCCAAAATGTGTGTCACACATATTAGCAATACTAGCAGGTATTTCATCTTCATTTTCTAAGTGTGCAGGAACCCAAATACCTTTGATAGTACCGTCTTTTCCAACAATAATTCCATAGTCGTCTTCTTCGAGCGTTTGTGAAAAGCCCATATAGTCATGATTAGCCATATTAGTACTCCCTATGTTATGTATTGTATTTAATCGTTTGGCTTCATAACTTTCCTTGCAAACTCTTTAGCACGTTTAATCTGTTGTTGTTCAGTGAGCCTACTGTTTTGCAAATGCTGCCGCCACTCACGAACAAGTTTCTTGCTGTCATCCTTGGAGATCTTCTTGTTCACTTTCCCAATACCTACTGTATTTCAATGCCAGTTCAATATCTTGTTCTGGATAGCCTTCTGCGATCAGCCAACGGCCTAGATCAAAGTCACTGCCCAGCGTGTGAAACTCCTCATGAACAGGCTTGGGAAAGCCATAACGCCATCCTTCGGGCGGATCAATCATCAATACCTTAGCCATGCCGTGCTCCCATTAGTTTATCTCTTACTCTACGAGTATACCATGTCTCAGGGTTTTTGTCAAGTTGATCCAGCAGAAACTGCCAGTCTTCACGATCCATTCCTGCTTCACGGTCTTTGATACAGGTGTATCCACGCTGATTCATTTCGTCAATCAGTTCTTCATCATCCCACTGATCAAGATCGATGTCTACATCTACATCTACGTCTACACTTGCGGTTGTAGTTACAGTCTTATAAGTCATCTGTGTCCTCCTTGACTTTTTTAGCGATGGTTTTATGAATTCCAGGGTTTACTTTGAGCACATGTGGCATCATCTCATGCCTAATATAGTTTCTAGTATAACATGTATCTCTGTTGCTGTCATCCTCTATCCACGGCACTGAATTGATTCTTGCCCATAATTCTAAATCTCTTTTGCGTGTAAGACGAAACGGACGGATCACATGATTTCTACGATAGGGGATCCATTTGCCTGTGCCGTTTAGACTGCTCCAGATCCAAGTCTCCACACAGTCATCCAAGTGGTGGCAAGTGATCACAGGCACAGTGCAAAATTTGTCAAAAAATTGATAACGCTGTTCTCTCCACCATTCTTCTCTGCTGGGACCTGGAGGAACAGTACCATGTGCTTCACCCACAGTAAGTGGGATCTGCTGTTCAGTACAATAGCGTTCCATAAAGGCTCTAGCCTCTTCACCGTGTGCTGTGCCATGATCAAAGTGTAGCACATGAACACGATGATTACGACGTAGGAAATCCAATGCTGCCATTGAATCTACTCCACCACTACACGCAAGGTAGATGCTTCTAGGCAGTTTTGTTTGTAGTTTGATCAAAAGATATACTCACAGTTATGCTTCTCTTACAATATATGAGAACTCTCCATATATGTCAAGTATAATCTATTTTTAGAATCAATTAGTTGCTTTACAAGCAACTGCTCTTCGTTGTCACTCATCGCTGTTTCTTTTTATTTAAATTACAAGATATTTCATGTAGATTGCAGAGCCATGAGTCACCCTACGCTAGGTAGGATGACAAAAATACTTCATGTGAGTTGCTTTCGCGCACGAATGTCAGCGGACTTATTAGCAATCCCTTGGGCTCTGTACCTTACCCTGCCGCTACGATTTTTAAGAAACACTTTCAGGTGACTGTGTGTTTTCATAGGGATTAACGCTGTTGGCTCTTTATGCTAGAGAGAAACTGCGCATTACCACAGTCGGCGTCCTGTTAAGGATAGTCTCCATAGCCTCACAACAGACAGTGAGAAATCATCTAGATCCCGTTTTCAGACGGACTCGACAGTGCGATCATAGTCGGCACACCAACCTTTATTCTGTTTGTAAGAGCCTAAGTAAATGTGCCTAAGTTTTTAGTTATTTTATAGTTCTACGTCAACGTAGTCAAGTTCGCCAATACATTGAAACTGTGTACGTCCGTACTTGTATGTCATAGTTTTATGCCAATGTCCAAAGTACCATTCGTCTGGCTGATGAATATCCAAAAATCGATCAAACCACTGACCAGTACGGTTTGGATACATAGGCCCTGTTAAAAAGCCTGAACCCCAAAACATCTCGTAACTAACACGCTGAGGACAATCGTGTGTGATCATAACACGTGGTCGATGGAAGTCATATGCTTCCAGCATCTGCTCAAAGCGTTCATCTGAACATTCCTCATCAAACCACCAATCAACACCAGCAGTACGACGATACCATCCTGGAGGAGCAACAGGGTTGTCAATACTCCAAGCCCCACCGATGAACATCACATCATCTTCGATGTTACCGTCGTTGATACAGCCCACCATCTCCTCACGGCACACAGTAGGATTGTCGTGATTGCCACGAATGAATCTGTGAGTGCCATCTGCATGGAAATCATTTACTGATTCATGCCAGTAGTCGCTTTGTCCCATGCCAATGCCAAAGTCTCCTACTTGAATAGTAGGGCCTGCCCAGTCTTCAATACTGTAGGCCTGGTAGTGATTGAACATTCCGTGAATATCGCCAATAAGTCTAGTCAGTGCCATCAGTTACCTTCAATTTATCATATACCCAGTTGATCTTTTGCTCTTCGGTCCAGTCTTTGAGATAGTCATTTTGTTTATCAAACATTTCGAGCATTTGTTTTTGGTCAATTTCATAACACTCTAGTATCTGCTCTCCGACATGTTTTTGAGAAAATTCTTCAACTTCCTCCATATATACACTGTCAGCAAGCCATTCTACCTCTACAGGTGCATCTAGGTTGCATCTCTGTAGCTGATCCATAGGAACTACAAAGTGATGATAAAATGTAGATACTGTTGTTACTACTGCGTATTTTTGAGTTTGTTCAGTCATTTTAGTACTTTCATGGTTTTAATTAGTCTAGGTTTCAAAACAGTCTCTTCCTGTTTGATGTTCAAAAGTTAGTAGTCCTGCTCTAGGAGCACCTGGTTTACTGCATACACCCCAGTCTGCACCTAACTCACCTTCTAAAGGCAAGAACCAACGACATCCACAACTACAGTCAGGATAGTCATCACCGTCTGCCCAGCGTAGTATCTCCCCACCGTAGTCTGTATAGTCAGTGGGAAGACGCTTTAGCAGTGTGAACAGTTTCTCGTGCTGTGTCATTTAGGTTTAAACACTCCAAGGCCAAGTCTGCTTCCAGTTTTTTGTATTCTGTAGCCAGTGTACGGTTGATTTTGTCAAATGTCAACATCTTTTTCGCACCATTCGCGCCACTTCAAGATTTCTGTGTCTTTGCCGCGAACCTGTGTTTTGAGATAGCCATCTTTGATGAGACTATCAACAGTAGCAGTAACTGTCTCATCGATCTGACTTTTCTTGCCAATGTACCAACCAAACACTGTGAACAGCACAGCAGTACCAAACAGCCACAATACCATTTCGTTGTAAAAAATATCCATTATGCTTTTACCGCCTTGTATTTCTCGATTGAGTTATATTTAGAAGAGACTCCGAATTTTTTTTCGATAATTAAAATTGCCTCTTCTTCATCCTTAGCATATAAAAGGTCCATATGCTTTTTTCCTAGTATTATATGATAATAGGGCATTACTTGCCTTTCAGTGTTCGCATCATATCTCGATTTTCTTGCTCTACCTTTTCCTTAGCGTCACGCCACATATCACGCACAAGATACGCAAGCATGGGCAGGCATACAAACGTAATTACAACTGCAAGCCCACTACCTTCAAACAGTGATTCTAGATATGTTGCTCCTATAATGACTGCGATAAGATATACAGCAAAGCCTGTGGGCCACGCAAGATTTTTCAAAAAGTGTTTCCATACTCTGCTCATCTTATGCTACTCCGCTCATTTTTTCATCGTTGAATTTTGGTTTCAAATTATCAATATAATATTTTTCAAGCAATGGCGACCAATTTTTTTCAGCAAGTATGTAAGAAAAACGCCAATTACGTAAGTTTGGATCGTGTTGATACATTTTTCTTGCTGCAACACTATCTACTTGGCTGGTTATTACATCATTTTTAAAAAAAACTTTAGGATTACCGTTATTCCTAAAAATTTGAAGATGAATGGCTTTTCTTTGTGATATATTACCTTGTCCAACATACATAATTTCTGCATCAGCACCAAGATCTACATTCCGTGTAGAAAAATTATACTCAGCATTTGGTGCATATGTGATAAAGTAAACTCCAGTACCACAATGAATTGCAGGAAATTTTAATCTGTCATAAAAACAAATAGGGTCAGACATTGGCTGATCTAAAATATCTTTAAATTGACGTTGTAGCCTATTTAGCATACTGTTAATATCAACGGTTAGAGTATTGTATGTTTCTTCTACAATAACCTTGTGTAAAGAATTAATGATTTGCATTTTATGCCTCCATTTTGATCAGTTTGACATAGTTGATACGGTTAACTGTTAGCCCGGTATCGTTGTCTGTGGTTTGATTTTTTACATTGGCCCGGAAGCCAAACACTTCGCCTGTTTTGTATTCAAACTTGTTGCTAAACATAACTAGGTTACCGTCGAAGCCAGCAGTGTAAAAAAATGTTTCGTAGTTAACATTGTATACACGTTTGAGTATTTCAAGCTCACCAATAATTTTTTTATCTTTGATTGCGTGGCTTTCAGCAAACTCTGTCTTGAGGCGTACTTTGTACATTTTATCTTCAAGTTCGCGTTCTATAAATTGAGGAAGATACGCAATCAATCCCACGCGATTTGCAACAGTTTGTTCTTGCGAATATGCCTTGAATACATCAGACTGAAAATCACTCAAATTACCCAAAGCCAGCATGGTATAACGACGCATATGTTTTTCTGCTGTTGCCATTGACTGTTTGTCTTGATCAATAACTTTCACAGGAACAAAATCACTGGGCAAGTAAGAGTTGCTGTCTAGATAGAATGCAGCACTAAAAGCAACAATTTCTTTGTTGCTAAAAGTAGTGGGCCGGCCTTCACTGTATCGCTTGGTAAATTTTACATAACCGTTGTTAACACGGTGCGCTGCAAAAGCAAGTTCGATTAAAAATTTTGTAGAATACATTTTGAGTTGCAGTACATCTGACATAACGTGCCTCTGTGTGTTTGTGCCTATACACTATTGTAGCATATAGGCACATCATTGTCAACCATTAGATGTTATAAGCAATATATGCCAAAATAGGAACAACAAGAAGTAATAGTACTCCTGCGGTGTTGTTGTATCTTGCCCAATAAAAAATCTTAGCAATGATTACAAAAGCAAGTAACCCTAAGAACCCTAAAATTAACAGTGCTACCAAAGGATTTTCCATAATGTTAACCTTTTGCCACAGGATGTGATCGAATTTCATCTTTGCCGTATTGTGATTCGATCATAGCTTTTGCTTGAGCTGCTCCCGGGGCTTGTACAGTTACCGGCACTCTTAAGCCACCGACTACTACCACTGCTTCATATACTTTCATTTTGATTCTCCGTTATTAAGTTGTTATAAGTGTTTTCAATCTCCCAATCAATCCAACTCACCACTTGTTTAGTTGAAATCTCTTGATTGATCCATTCGTATTTGCCGATTCCTGTACTAAACATGTGATTGTAGAACTCATGTTTGATGTTGGTTTCTAAGTCTTCGATGTGATTAGCAGGACCTTGGTAGACTTTATCAAACGTAACCTCGATACCGCAATGCCCTTCGTATTTGCGCTTGCGGTTTTCAAGGTTACTTGTAATACCAAAGCATGTCTTGCCAACATGATTGCTCCAGATATACAAGTAACGCATGATCAAATTCCGTTGTATTTGTTGATGTGTTGATCAGGCAGTGGAGGATAGTTTACATTGTTTGTATCGCACCACTTGTAAAAGTCTAGAATCAAAATACTCAACAAACAGTTATCGCTCCACCCGCCTGGAAGGTCATTGACCTTATTAAACTTTTCCAGTCGTGCCTTACATGTCTTGTGAAACTTGTTCGGGCCTGCATATGTAGCTTTGAAAAACTTCATCAGCTCGTCTTGCCACTCACGAGTAAGAGTGAGTTTGTTTTTACGAGCTAGTTTTGCATAACGTCCTAGCGCAAGAACGAAGCCACCGTCTACGCCTTTTTCATTTGCAAAGTACCGATCGTGCAAGCTTAGTGCAAACTCAAGATCATTAATTGCAGTGTCGAAGTTTTCAGTTTCGTGTTCTGCAATCTTGTTGAGACCCGTAATGTAAGTAACCATACCAGGCTTTGCACCCATACCACGTGCTTCTACAGCAGGACGAGTAAACATGTTGTTTTCTTCAACCACTGTTTGGATACGTTCTGCATGTACATCTTCAAGCAGTGTGCTGCCATAGTTGCGAACACCACTCACACGACTTTTGTGCATGAAGTAAGGCTCTACTGCTTTACGACCCTTGTAGTTGATCAATCGGAACAAGAAGTTACCAAAGGCTTCGCCTTTGAGATCGCTGCCCGGAACAGTTGCTAGTGCATCGACTACCTTACATTGGATTTTAAAGTTTTTAGGAAGGATACCCGACACCCAAAGCAAAAACAGTACAGTAGCAGTATGCTGACCCTCTGGAACACTGTAACTGCCATCAGCAAGCTTGATTACATTGACCACTTGTGCTGCACGAGGATCAAAAGTTTCAATAATGTGTGCAATATGATCCCAGTCAACATCTCGTTGATTGTCAATGTTGATATTGATTTCGTTCAGATCGATATATTCGATGCGCCCAAAATCTTCATTTCATGCGTTGCGTTAGGGTATTGATTGCATCTAAAATTTGTTTTTTAACTGGGGGTGTTTTAGTAGGTGCAACACGTTCTTGCAGTGACTCATACAAATTGCTGTTGCCAAGTTTTGCAATAGCATTTTCAATTTTTGCAATGCTAAAAGGATTGCGATTTGGAAGGATACGTTCGTTAGTAACTGACATTTTAGTTCTCCTATGTTTATCATCAGTTTAGATGTTGCTAGATTATTCTAGCGTTTTACAACAAGTTAATGTTGTTAAGTTAATATAATAGTTTTATGGTATACTGTCAACCAGTTTGTGTCCATTTTTTATGTGCAACAGATTCGTTTTCTGCCCAACGAATAAACAATCCAAGTTCACGTCCGTGAGCTTCAATCTCATGCGGGCGATCCCAATAGTCACCTTCTGAGATACAGTCGGGCATCTCATCTTTAACGTATTGTTTAACATGAACTAGCTCGTGTGCCAATGTGGTCAACATCTCACGCATGGGCAGACTGCGCTTTACATCAATCTTATATTCGTTGTCCTCAAGGTGACAAGCATAACCATAGTTAGCGTCATTGGTCATACGTCTAAAGTTGATTTCGATACTGGGAGAGATGCCAAACTTCTGACAAACAAAGGTTGCCATGCTGTATGCATATTTGCGCTGATTTCGTGAACCGCCGTTGACTGTGATCATATTTGTACCGGTGTTTTGCCCGTGATAAGATATAACTTTTTGATTATAACATCCACAGCAGACTCTGTCAAGTTGCCTTTTACAGTATCGCCATCCTCGGTAATACCAGGCAACTCGATCATATCTGACGCTACTCCCTCAGCAGCCTCAAACACCCCAATTTCGTATAGACCTTGATCAGAGCCATATCCGTCGTTAATAATGCTGAGATGGTAATCGCCAAAATCCAGCACAGCCTGTCGGCCGTCTGTTCCGTGCTCTTTGCGTAGCATTTCGAAACTTTTAAGTTCTAGTATCATTTCTCTCTCCGTGTTGTATATTGTATAACACAGCTAGAGCTGTTTGTCAAATTCTAAATGTGATTCTACCTTTGTTGAGATCATAAGGAGTCATTTCTAATCTGACTCTGTCGCCCATCACCAAGCGTATCCTAAATTGTCTCATTTTTCCACCAGTGTAACAAGTTACATTGTGTCCGTTTTCAAGTTCTACTTTAAACATTTGGTTAGGCAATACATCTACTATTGTACCTTCTAACTCTATTGTTTCGTCATTCTTTGCCATTCTCTACCTTTGTTATAGAAATGGCACCATCTTCTGTTGTGATCTTCAATGTATCTCCCGGGTTCCATCCCATTTGTTTTGCAATCTCTGGCGGAATATTCATCAACACATTTTCAGGATCGCCTTCAATGTCTTCAAATATTTCGTCAACTGCGTATGTCTTATTTACCAACCCAATTACTCCAAATACGTTTGATTTTGCCTACCGTTGTTTTTGGTAAGACTTTACAACCAATAACCATTCCGTTATCAGTTTCTTTAACTTTTAATACGGCTGCTTGACTGCTGTTGCACTCAACCACATGCCGTTTTTTTGTTGTCGTTACTTCCCACTTCATACATTCATCCTTTATTTTATAATATACAAAAGTTGATGTTTTGTCAACTGTATTATATATCAATAGAGATAAATACATATACAGAGCGTGAGGGCGCACTTACTAGATTACATACGATAATTTATTATATTTTTGCAATGTTGCCAGTGTAACAAGACTTGATAATATCAGCTACAGTATTACTACACACAACTTCATAATGCGTATGTGGTACTTCTACTATTGTCATATCAGTTCTATGTGTCATGCTTGCTAATGTTACTACTCCATCGTTTGGTCCGCCGTGATAAGGAACAGATCCAGTTGTGCTTACAATCTGCGTCCACGGTATGTCTAGTTGTATATCGTTGGCTTGTCGTATAGGATCACTGTTTCTGCCAATGTCCTTGAACAGTGGATAGCTTGGTACAATATACTTTGCCCAATCTGCTGTTGAACTTCCACGGAACGGCGTTGAGATACTAACACCGCCAACTACTCTTATGTACTGTGTAAGATGCAGAGCATATATTCCGCCCATACTGTGACCAATAACAAAATGTGGCCCTTTTCCTTGCACCTGTTCTACTATCATATCTAGGTTGTCTTGAAAGCGTGTCATGCTTGAATAGTTGATCATTATTTCTTTTTTAAATCGAGTTTTTGTTCTTAAGTACTCAAAACTCAAGCTGGTTTGATTTGCGCCATGCAACCATATAACATTAATGTCATCTTTGGTATAGGGTTCTTCTATTGTAGTTTGCCCTAATAAGTTTTTTAAATAGTTTAGCATAAAGTATTTATCAGAAGGTCTGCTGCGGTACAGCATTTCGAATAGCATCTCCTTATACAGCTATTCTAAGCTGTTATTTTTTTATGCTGATTAAACTGTTGCGTTAGGAGTTTGTGGTGCAGATGCAGGTGCAGGTGCAGGTGCAGGTGATTTTATAGTTGCTAATTGATCTAGCAATGGGCCACCTTCAATAATGGTTCTTGTTAGTTTACCTGCTGGGCTCCAATAGCTTCTTGCTTTAAACAATAATAAATTTTTACCACCGATATTGCCTGTCACTTGCACACCTAATCCATTTGGTGTCGCTGTTCCTACAAGATCAACTTTTTCTAATGCTTGTTCTAATGAACTATCTATACGCATTAGTTTGTAACCTGGGGATCCAGGAACCGTGCTTAGTTTTACAATATCTATGATTTGAGACTCGCCAGAATCACTAACATCGTTAGCATAATGAACAAGCCCTCCTACAATCTGTTTCACTAATTCTTTTTCTTTTTGCACACTATCGCCACCTGTCAGTCTCATGATTTTAGGAATAATAAGATTGCTATAGATTTGACGTAATACTTCTAGGTTTTTAGGCTGATCTTCTGACCAGTTATCTTTGTATGTACTAATATCTTCACCAAATACTGTATTAAAGAAATGTAAAGGTTTACTCCATTCTTTACCACTAGCTTGTCCAAGTTGGCTTGCACCTGCTTTTGCACTTAGTAGATTAATTCGTTCGCCATCAATGTTAAGTACAAGATCTGCTTTTGTACCTTTTTGATCTTGTGTGCCTATAGCTGCTACTTCAATTCTGTTTGTGTTTGGATCTTTTGCGGTTCTATTTGCGCCGGTGGTTATACTTTCGTTGTTATTGGCAAATTCTAAACTACTTGCAATAGTACCTTGTACATTTTTTGGTGAAGCTCCCAAGTTGTTAATAAATTGAATGAAACTTTTTACGCTTCTTGCCGGCACTACAATGTCAATTGAAACTTGATCATTTTTCCCTGATTCATAAGAAACTGTGTCTTCTAACTTCATTTGTAAACTTTGTTTACCTTTGATAGGCGTAGCTTTTGCTTTCTTAGCCATTGTAAGAAAGTCATTTATGTTAATTAGCTGGCCAGCTTTTTTAAATCTAGCACCGGTAGCGATACCCAACGCAATTTCGCCAATGTCGCCTATGTTGTAATCAGCCTCTTTGCCTTTGATAGCAGGACTTTTGTAAATTCTACCAATTGTAATTTTTTGGTCGTCGATAGTGTGTAATCTAATTTTTTTAATTAATTCAATTTGTTCAGGAGTCGCTGTGTCTGATCCATCCCAAATTTCGGCTAGGTTATCTGCTACAGCTTGTGGATTTTTTAATTCAATGCGTACTTCACCATTGTCAATAGGAATAGGTGTACCTTGCTCAATAAGTTCAATAAGATTGATCCAGTACTCTGGATTTCTCTTGCCAAAATCCGCAACACTTAACGTAGCTTCATTAATAATTTTAATTTCGGTGTATCGCATTGCTTATTTCCTATTTTATATATTTATTCAATATCAGGAAACAAACATTCTTGTACGAAGACTCTTACATCTTCTTCGTTTAAACCTAAACTGACCATTGTACGAGGAGTATGAGGATTCTGTTTTTGATAATGTGCATAACGGTTTTGTGCAGCTTTGACTTCGTCTATGTCTGCTTGATTATTAAATAATCCAATCTTGGATAGATAGGCATCAATGCTGTCAAAACTAAGTTCTACCAGCTGATCCAATTCATCTGTTTTGCTGACATTGCCTGCTGCTACCATGTGTTCACTAAAGATTGCTTGCGCCCACTCAGGTAGTTCACGCTGTTTGCGCCATTCTAGTTTAGCAACTTCGTCACCAAATGCTTCAATCATAGGATGTGCTGCATCAGTGCTTCTACTGTAGTCGTGGAAGAATCCTGTAATCTTGTTTTTACCAGCAATAACATCCAGTCCAAAAATAGGACCGTTGTTGTCCAGTCTTGGAAATACACAACAATGCATCATCCACAGTCCCTTAGTATCACGTACATCAACTACATCAATGTGGGCACGGCGATAGTTGTCACTGCTCCATACTCTGTTGATCCAGCCTGGTTGATTAAATCTGTCCATACCCGGTTCAAATACTTCTGTACCAGTAGCGTCAAAGCGTTCTATTAAACGATCTTGTATTTTGATCAATGTATCCCAAACTTCACTCACTGTCCAACTCCTCAAAAAGTTTCATAGCAAACTCAAAACAGATATTTGCTTCGTCTGCCATTTCATCTGTGAGCATGGATCTAACGGTGACTTTAAGTTGTTCTACATTTTCAAAATCGTACATTGTGCCTGACCCAGGATTGCGTTTACGAATCATCTGACCACCATACATATCACCAAAGTGACGAACATAAAGATGTGCTAATATGTCATGAGTTTCATCTAGATCCATGACATAAGCAATGTAGCTACTCGCAGTTGGACATAACAAGTCGATATTGCGCTGAATATTGTATGTTGTTTCTAGTTCTTCTATGTCATTGCGAATAGCTGCTGCTCGACAAATGTCTTCAATGCCTGTTAGAACACCTTTGTTACCTGCAACACTTTCTAATGCAGCATATTGCACATATTGATTGTAAATGTATCTATGGTATTCTACTGGAGTCATACCCTTGAGAAGTTTACGTGCATGTTCCGTACGCTCTGCCTTTTGATGGTTTTCCCAAGTCAAATCTTTTAGTTTATTCATGCGTCTTCTTCTACCTTAAGACGCAACGGAAATCCGTTGTCTCGAGACAATGTAGTTGCTTCAATGGCTTTTTGTTCAGCAATTTCATAACTATAAATACCAACTACTCCAGAACCTTCTTCGTGAATTTGTACCGTGATGTTGTTAGCACTTTGCTCGCTGTGTTTAAAGAATTCGATCAACAATGATACAACAAAATCCATCGGGGTTTTGTCGTCATTTAGCATAATAACTTTGTATCTCTTAGGCTCTTTATTAGTTACTTTAATTTTTTCGTTGATTACTACGTCAGTGTTTGTACTCATTTTTTAATCCTTTTAATGATGGGGGGATGTTATCCCCCCATGACTTAGTTAGCCTTCAATTGTGTCTTGTACAATACCGTTAAAGTCTGTAATTGCAATCTTCTTTGGTTGTAGTTCTTCTGGAACATTGCGTACCAAATGAATATTAAGCATACCTAGTTCAAGACCTGCTTGGCGAACTTCGATATGATCTGCTAGTGTAAAGGTCCTACGGAAGTTGCGACCTCCGATTCCTTTGTGTAGATAGTTTACTGCTTCATCACCCTTGGGTGCAACACCTTCTACTGTGAGCAGATTCTTTTCCAGTGTGATATCTAGATTGTCCATACCAAAGCCTGCAACGGCAACACTGATCATGTATTCGTCTTCGTTGATCTGTACAATGTTGTATGGGGGATATCCGTTAGACTTTGTGTTTTCAAATACACGATCCATATCACGGAACAGTTGATCAAAACCTATAGTAGCACGATGTAGCGAGGGCAGATCTAGAGTTTGTAATCTTGTCATTTCATTTCTCCTTTTAAAGCAAGATATAATCGGACCCATTATGGCGTCCATATTTATTTATCATTTGCCTATTGTACTAGATTCATACACTGAATTATGAGTTTGAGTACAGCGTATAAATGTTGTACATTTAGGCAGTTGCTTGATTGTACCGGCACCTACATAAGTACAAGTCGAACGGACACCTCCGAGGATATCCTGTACCGTATTGGCTACAGCACCTCTGTAAGGCACAAGCACTGTGCGTCCTTCTGACGAACGATAGTTTTTCAATCCGCCAAAATGCTTGTCGTTTGCACTTTCACTGCTCATACCGTAGAACTGTACAAACTGTTTTGCTTCTACTAATTCTTCGCCGGTGTCATAGTGTATTTCACCAGTCTTAAATGCTCTGTTGATAATTTCGCCACCGCCTTCATCGTGTCCGGCAAGCATACCACCTGCCATTACAAAGTCTGCACCAGCAGCAAATGCTTTGGCTACATCGCCAGGGCAAGTGCAACCGCCATCAGCAATGATATGTCCACCAAGACCGTGAGCAGCATCGGCACATTCGATGACAGCTGAGAGTTGCGGGTAGCCCACACCAGTCTGCAATCTCGTCGTGCATACGCTATTATGTACCACTACACCCTCGATATTGTATGAATGATCTTCTTCGACTTCAAGATCATATGTGTATCCATCATATGGTTCAATTTCAAGTATATCTATTTCAACTAATTCAAATTTCATCTAAAATACTCCAGTCATTTTCTTTAATTTGTGATTCCCATATAACGAGATATCTATATCCGTTATCTTCTGCTAATTTTTGTTTTACGATATCGCGTTGCTTTTTATATTCTTGTCGTTCTGTTAATATATTATACACTTCGGGGTTCCCGTGCCAAAAATCTCCGTGAACCTCTAAAACAATATTGCTATTTATTAAAAAATCATACTGTGCTTTATTATGTAAAATGAAGTTATACTTAAAATTGACGCCTAACTCTTGTAACTTTTGTTCTGTTGTTTTTTCTATTTTAGTTTTTTTAGGTCTACTATTAACAGATTTTATTCCCATTAATGAATAATATTCTTTAGGACGTTTGCCTACAGTTTTCATAAATTCGGACTGTTTCTTTTTAAATTCATCAGTATGAGTTTTTCCATAAAATCCGTTATCATTGCCATAGCGAGCACATTTTTGGCGAAGTATTTCTTTGGTCTCGTCCGTGTGTGTTTTTCCATAGAACGCATTATTTTCGCCAACAAATCGATCCTTCATAAAATGCGATTGCTGTTTTTTTGTTTCCGTAGTATGATTTTTACCATAAAACGGATTACTTTCACCTACTTTGTTGCAACTTTGGCACATATATTCGTTTTTTAATAATGCCGATCTAAAACCTACCTGCGTTAATGATTTACATTTATAACATCTGATTTCTATTTTGCCTAAATCACCGGAAGAAAGTTTCTCTCCATTTTCAAAGTAGGCAAAATTGTTTCTGCCTACTTTTTCAAATTTTATAATTTCCACACAATTTTTAAACATTTTAGATTTCATATCCTACTCCAATAGCAACTTTTATAGTGTTATATTTATGCTTTAGAAGTAAATAATCCTTTGTTAAATCTTTTGCTTCGACCCATTCTGCATATTGATGAATATTATCATCTGTTACTGTTTCTCGATGTTTTTTATGTAAAACATAAAACTCGTGATTAGGAGTTGCTTTAATACCATTAATATTAACTATTGATTTTTTATCGTCAAATTTAAATGTATTAGTAACAGTTTTATAAGATCCAGTGTGAGTTAAAACTTTTTCACCTTGTTTAATATCTTCGATATTCTTTAAACATTTATCAGTCTTAACTTTTTGCCCAGGAGCAAAACATCCAGGACCAATGCCCACCTTAATAATATCTGCTCCAGCAAGAATAAGTTCCTCCGTCATTTCTCTTGTAACCACATTACCTGCTATAATAACAAGATGTGGAAAGCGTTTGCGTACTTCACGAACATGTTCAGCAAAGTGTTCTGAATATCCATTTGCAATGTCAATGCAAACATATTTTAGATTGTCTTCACATTTAGCATACACAGCGCACAGTTTCTCAAAGTCTGCTGTGCTGGTGCCTATGCTCATAGCCACATAGTCTGTGCGATTAAGTCCGTCACCGTAGAAAAACTCAATCAGTTCTTCCGCAGTGTAGGTTTTTACAAGGCAGGTAAAGATACCTTGTGCGCCCAACTCATCTGCCATAGCAAATGTGCCGACACCGTCCATGTTAGCAGCCATGATAGGTACACCTCGATAGTGAGGGTCTTCTGAGCAGTTGTCAGGGAAGTCTGGAATGTAATTTCTAAAATTTGTTTTACGTTCTAGACTAACTTCACTACGACTTTTAAGTGTGCTGCGCTTGGGCCGGATCAGCACATCCTTGTAGTCTAATTTTACTTCGGACTCTAATTGCATTACATTTTACCAGTTCTGAAAATCTTTGATTCTTTGCTTTTTAAGGCGGCGTGTGGCAGCTTCTTTTGCTTTACGGCGCTTTGTGCCTTTGGATTCGTAGAACTCTCTTGAACGGAGTTCTTGCAGCATTCCGTCATCAGCGAGGCGCTTTTTTAGTTTGCGAAGCGCCTTAGCAATGTCATTGTTGTATACATCAACTTTGGTTCCTTTAGAAAATTGTTCTTTAGCGTGTTTGCTCATTTGTTCCTCCAATGATATTTTCAAGCAAAATAAAATCATAAATTCTATTCTTGCTTATTAAATTATACGGCGTTGTGCCGTCGTTTGTCAAGTAAAAAGTGTTTGGTTGCGCAATAAAATGTGATAGAAACATTCTCACCTCAGGCCCACAATTATCAACATCAATAAGTGTAACATCAACTTTTTTTATTAAGTTGATCAGCCATTCAATGTTATCGAATGCAGTTTCATACAGATATAGGTTCAAATGAATCTGTGTTTCGCTTAATATATTGTTGAGTAACTGTTTTTTATCTGTGGTTGGACATACAACAAGTATGCTGTATGCATCGTTGTTTAATATGTCTGGCGGTGTAATTATTGTAACATCATTCATCTTTAGATCTTATACGGTTCCACAAACTATTAGGACTTTGTTCGCTGTTTTGAACATAACTTACCCATGGTAGTTCGTCTATTTTACCCTTTATATATTGATCTTTCCAAAACTTAATGTTCTGATCTGGATTTAACGATTTCCAGTCTTGCTTTGCATTTTTATAACCTTCATCCTGCTCGAGTAGTTCTAATTCTTGATGTCGTTGTGTTTCGTTGTCATCCATTCTGCTGGAAGAGTCTCCTCCATTATATTGGGCTCCAGTTGTGATATGTACAATTTCGTCGGTGTTGTTTTCTTTGTCGGCACCGCCGGCAGCACCACTACTGTATTCGTCTGGACTTTCTGCTGGTGCAGATAACTCATGTTCATCAGAGCTGTTAAGTGATTGATCATTTTGTTTTTCTTCCTGCAAGTAATTATTTCTACTAATTATTGCTTGTATTTTTTTATCCGTCTCTTCCTTTTCGAGCTGGATACGTTGATTTTCTTCAGCAACAAGTGCTGCTTTAGCTCGTAGTTTAGATTCCCTACGTATTTCAAATGTCTGTTGGCTAGCTATCAACAGTAACACTGCCAATGGATCAAATACAAATATGATTATAAGTATAACCCATCTTACTGCTTCTTCTAATAAATTATCATTTGCTGATTGTCCATATATAAATTCCGCAAGGTACTTTACTGGCCCTACTTCTGCTTCCAGCTTTCTGTATTCTATTTGTAAAGTATACTTTTGTTCTTCGAGTGTGTCTATGTTAGTGTTTGCCTGAACAATTATATTTTGCTGTTCGTTGACTGAGTTTGCAATAGCTTGAATATCCTCGGTGCCCAGCTGTTCTCTCAGTCGGGCAATTAGCTTATCACTGTCTGCAATTTGCTGTTCTGCTATACTGCGCAATCTAGCAATTTCATTTCTAGCAGCTTGAACATCAGTTTGTGGGGTTGTTCTGATTTGATCAGCTTGGTTTAATAATTCGTTGCGTTTAGATTCTTCAGTGTTCCTGTACTCTTGTATTCTAGCACTGGTAGACGGACCTAATGATCCGTCTTGTTTTGCTCCTACTATGCCTTGCGCAATTGTTATTTCATTGTTTGTTAATGCTAGATTCAAGTTAGTTAACGCATTTCCTATTGTAGAAGCTTGTGCCAACAATGGCTCTATACGATTTTCCAATGCTTGTTCTGCTTTTGCAATAATTTCAAGTTGTTCGTCAATTGCAGGTTGTATTCGATCATAAGCACTGTCTATTCTTGTTTGCTCTGCATCAATTTTTGCTTGCAGTTCTGCATCGTTATTAGAGCCTTTTGATTCTATATCCGATATTCTCTGCTCTGCTCGCTGGATGATTTCCAGTTGTCTAGCAACATCTGTATCAATACGTTCAATTTGTGCAAGGCCTTCGGTGGCGTTTGCGGTTTGTTCAATGTGTGCTTTAGATAGGAAACCAAAAATTCCCATACTGGTAATCAGCATCAATACTACAACAGATACACTAAGATACCCTTTAAGCCACCATTTGGCTTCATTCCAGTAGTGGTGTAGCCATACTGCGGTCACCAGCTTGGCTACTTCTAAAGTAGTGCCCATGATCATGATAGGAACAGCCGCAGCAGCAAATATTGCAACCAAGCCTGCAACTGAGTAATAGATTGCAACAGCACTGATACTTAGTGCTGTTATTAGTGTTAATATACCTAATATCATTGTGTATTTATTGTTTCATTTTTTGAATTTTATGCGTACTAATTTCTACGCATTTCCGCAATGTCTTTTGCGTCTTGTTTTTTATCTGCAAAGATTGGTACCATGTTACTCTTGTGCATAGTAGCCACGCCCAACAATTGCCGCTCGCCACTGTAGATCATTGACTCTCTAGCCTTGCCATGACCAGCTACATTATTACTCAGCTTAACTGACGACTTTGTTTTGTAATCTGGAATTTCATTAATGCCTACACGCTCTCCCTTGGCGTTGGTAGGCAGTGTTGTTTTACCTACACCCATTGACTTGAGCCAAGCTTCATGGTCTGTTTGTGCTTGAGAAAGACGCTTGCTTTTGCTGGCTTTTTGCTTGCGATTGTATTTGGTTGTGGTCAGATACGGTCCTACCATAGACATTGTCATAGAAAACTCCTGCTGTTATTTTTATACAATAGCAGGAGTTTAATCGGTTGTCAAGTGTTTACTGCATCAATCTGTTCTTGTGTTACAATACCTTCGTTAACAAGGCGAACCCTGTTTGCAAGATGTGCAGATTCGATCAATGCTTTATTTTCTGCATTGTACACTACTGCATGTCCTTCTTTGAGCAATATATCACATACACTTATTTCGTTGCGTGGTCCCCAGTTTATTATGTGTACAATGTCTCCTATGATTCTACCGAATTTACCTTTTGAATCATAAGCAGTTGTTCTTAAATATCGAACTGATCCAACTGGACATAGTTCTTCTACTTTAGATTTAGCAAGTAGACCAAATATCTTTTCTACACCGTCACTGGTTCGTGATTCCGGAGCGTCAATTCCACTTAGTCGTACTCTTTCATCTTTTAACCATACTCCAAACCCTAGATCAATATCTACATCCACGGTATCGCCGTCGACTACTCGTATTATTTTACATCTGTACTCGTACATTTTGATATATTCTTTCTAAAATTAAAGCCATTTAGGTTTCTTGATTTTCTTAAACGGTTTGGCAATAGCATCACCGGCTTTTTTACCAGTATCTACTACTTTATCAGCTGCTTTAGTTGTTTCTTTAGCCACCGTATTTGCTGCTTTAGTTGTTTCTTTCGCAGTTTCATTTGCTACATTAACAACTACTTTCTGCGCCGGTTTTGTATCTACACTAACACTCAGATCAACATCAACTCCAGCCAGCAAAGCAACTTCACCACTTATGCCTACAGTGGCAACACCGTTATCCATAGTTGCGCCGCCGCCAACTTCAGCACCTGCTTGAACACCGATACTTACACCACCAGTTGCAGCACCACCATTGCCACTGCTGTCATAAGCACTCGATGTATTGTCAACACCAACACTTGCTCCTGCTGTAGCACCAGCATGACCTGCTGCACCATCTTTACCGATTTGCGCCGATGCACCGGCACTTGCTCCTGCTTCTGCATGAACTGCGGTTTCGTTCTTAACTGTCACATCACCGACTTGTTGACTTACACTTGCGCTTGCTTCTGCACTTGCGCCAACTTCTGCGCCCGCTTCAGCATAAGCATTGCCGCCACTTACACCCGCTTGTGCTCCTGCACTTGCATGTGCTTCTGCGCTTGCTCCTGCTTCTACAGTAGTATCACCGTAGGCTGCACTTGTGCCAGCTTCTGCACTTACGCCGGCCTCTGCACTTGCTGCGGCAGTTGTAGCAGTTACTTCTGTGCCTGCACTTGCATGTGCTTCAGCGCTGGCGTGTGCTTCAACGTCGACGCCGCCTACAGTTGTTTCTGCACTTGTACTTGCTTCTACTTTATCATTCATTGTAATTATCCTCTTCTTTTCTTCTTGCTAATGCGCTGCCTGTTAATAATGCACCAAACGCCAAATGAAACATACCTGCACCTTTAAGCGTCAGTGGTTCATAAGGTGCCCATGCTAATTCTATTAATTGCATTTGGATGTCGTGATCTACTTCTGATTGTACAAATACAGATGTATCTAATTGAGCCCTGGTTGCACCAACCCAAGTAGGGATTATAATAAAGTCAAAAATGCATATTATTGCATAAATCAAAGCAAGAATAGACTTCCAACCTTCACCTTTTTGTAGCCACACGAAGAAGTTTTTCATACAACTATTTATGTATTATCTGTGTAGTTTGTTAGAATAAAGGGCCCGTTAGGCCCTTTATTCTAACAATATTATGTGTTATTACTAGCGTTGAAAGTTATTTGATTTCCAAATAGTTTTAGCATTTACCCTAATGAATTTCTTATCAGTTTCGTTAGGATTAGGGTTAGCAATAGTCACCATTACATTTTTACCAGCATCAAATGCCTTGCGCTGGTTAATCAAACGATCGCCACTGGCAAGATATGCTGCTCGCATCGCCCGCTTAGTTGCAGTGCTTACATTGCTGTGAACACCAGCACTTACATTACCTTTGCTCTTTCCGCCTTTTTTACCCATTTTGTTATTCCTTGTGTTAAGTTGTTAATATAATAATTGTATACTAAGAGTATACCGTTGTCAAGAATAAAGGGGCAGTTTCCTGCCCCTTGTTGCCGTGACTTAGGTTTATTAGAAGCTAAAGCTTACACCAGCGCCTACACTGTTTGTTTCAGCGTTAACGTTGTATGTGCCTTCTGCGTATACATTTAGACCAGTGAAGTCGTATGCTACACCAGCACCAACGTTTTGGAATGCGTCTGTATCGTCACCGTTTACAAACGCTGTAGCGAAACTGTAACCTGCACTTGCTTCATAAGCAACTACTTCTGTTGCACTTGCATAGGTTACAATACCACCAACTGCAACGTCAGCAGTTACACTATAATCGGCTCGTACACCAACTGTATAGTCTTCGCTGTCGACGTTATAGTCTGCTACGCCAGTAACAGCACCTGCGCCGACGTCAAGTGTATAAGAACCTTGTACGTTTTCAATGTCGCCAATGTCGGTGGTGATGTTAGTGAATCCAATCAGCACTGCGGCAGAGCCAAATTCCACAATCAACGACTCATGATCGCTTGCAGGGTTTGCAATAGTATCGCCGCCTACGATTTCAAAATTATTACCAATAAAAATGTCACCCTGATCTCCAAAAGACACAGTAACAGCATCAGTTGCTATGCCAAGTTGCCATTCGTCAACAGTCAAATTGCCAGCATCAACTGATTCAAGATTGAATCCGCTAAAAGCAAGGCCCGCGCCAGTGTCAGCAGTTACACCAAAACCCAGTGTGGTTTCAGCTACATAGTTGCCAGCTGTGTTTTCAGTAATTTCAACGCCAACTGAACCACCAAGTTCTGCTGCGGTGGTTGTGCCTGCTACGAATAGTGTGGCTACAGTTGCCATAAATAGATTGCGCATGTTTTATTTCCTTTTTACATGTGTTAAACAGTAAAGGGCAAGTTCGATGCTTGCCCTTTCACTATTATAGTTATAACAGTTATTTGCGTTTAGTCAATCGTTTTGATTGTTTAGTAGGCTTTTCAGCAACAATATTGGGTAAAGTGTTGCGTTCTAGCAACGGTAACACTGCTGCTTCTGATTGACTGCGGTTCCATTTGAACTGCTTTTCTGCTTCTTTAAGCATATCCTCTACGGCATCGTGCCTTGCTATAATGCCGTAGAGCATTCGATCTATTTCGATCCAATTCATCCGCCGACATAAGTTTCTGTTTTTGGTCTATAAAAGTTTTTTTGATTGTGAAGCCGACCGAGGAGATCTTGTATCTCCTTTACCTCACGATCCGCAAGCTGCTGATTTTCAATGTCAGCAGCAGTTAATTTGTATTCAGTAACTGTGCGCTGTCTATCACGTAGTGCATGTTCGATCATTTCGATGTCACGCACTGTTAGTTCAAATTCTGTATTGGGTTTTGTCATAGTGTGTCTGCTATTTTGTGATTAACTTCTGCGTGGCCTTGCTCGTCTGCTCTCACTGCTATTACAACATCACGCAATGTTGCGTCATCTGCTAGATTATAATAGTCACGAGCAATGTTGGGTGCAGGAATATTTTCTGTTCTTCCTGCATCAATCTCTTCCAGGTAGTGAGTGTAGCTGATCACTGCTTGATCTTCAAAGTAGCCTACCATTCTGTGTGCTGTGGTTGGGAAGAATACGTAAAGAATAAAATAAAAGTGCCAAAACACAAACTGTGCAAATAGAATCAACAGTCTTTCAAAGCGACTTGGCTTTGCGATCTCAACAAAGATCATAAGATGCATACGCTCGTTTTCTGCTTCTTCTAGCAGCGTTTTGATCCAGCCACGTTCGTCTGGTGCTATGTTGCGCAGGCTGCGTAGGTGCTGCCACATACCTGCTACCATGCCTGGAACACCTGCCACAGTCTCTAGAACAACTGCACGATGTCCATAGCGTTTGGCGAAGAATGTGTCCGCGAACCAACGAAAAGTCATTGTTAAAAAATAAGCAACTCTATCACTGAAGTCTTTGGGCTGTCTCATACATGTTCACCGTTGTTTGCACGGCCGTTGTACTTTGCGCCTGCTGTTACTAATTTGTTTATGGAAGTTGGGTTGCGGTTTGCTTCACGGAATGTGATAGCAGTGATTGCAACTCCACTGATCAGCAATATGTGAAACACTGCACTGATGCCAAACGCAACAAAGCTGCCCAGCATAGCAGCAAAAAGGCCGCTCCATACAAATGCTAGACTTTGAAATACCATATGAGCCGCCATAGGGTCTAGATTCTTCAGTGGTGAATTTTCAATGGTCATTACGCTATCCCACATCTCTCTAGGCATAGCAATTACAGTCTTCACTGTGGTAACTATGCCTACTGGCTTTGCTTTTCTGTTCATTGTGTGTCCTTTTGTATGTGTATATGTTAATTTAGCATTGTTTAGCGTATGTGTCAAGCATCGTTGCTGCGCTAAAGTGTAGCAGGTACTTACAGTTTCAGAGTGGTGCGTTTTGTATCCCACTATTTGTAACCCAATGTCCTAGTCCCAGTTTAACGGGCACATTCTCTTACCCAGCTGATAAAACTATGTTAAACCTTTTTGCCGTCTGTAAGTGTAAGTTGATTCTGTTACTAGGTTCAACTTACAAAACCCTCACATACCCTTAGGCTGCTATTGCCATCTCTGGCGCTCTATTTGCGTTTGCATTTAGAATGTTTGACTGAATAACGTAGGTCAACACGAATACCTAAAAATAAGTTTTTAACGCCCGTCGATCCCTTTCGCCCCCGGAGTAAAACACACATTTATATATGTGCTTTATGGTGGAGGCGTTGGCCTTCGAAAGCCAAGTCCGGTACATCAATCACCTATTCGTGATTAAACTATAAGACAGTATTATTTCCTATAGTATTCCATTCTACGACCTTTATACCAACCGTTTGGTATCTCGCCGCTCGTGTATTTATTTTCTTTTGTTGTTGGATTATAGATCCAAAAATTTCCATAAACTCCAGACTTTCTCTTTAGCCTATCTCTTGCTTCTGTAATCCTTATCCATCCTTCTTGTATATTATATACGGAAAAAACTCGTTTGTCAAGATTGAATCTCGAAGTATCTGTAAGATTTTCTGGAACACACCAGCATTTGTCTTTCATACTATTATTTTCTTTTTGATATTTAGAAACTTTTTTGTATGATTCCTTATAGACATCAGGGTTGTCTCTAATCTTCCTTTCTTTAGATTCGTTAGCTTTTTTACTAAGATTTACAACTTCAGGGTCGCCCTTCTTAAATGAAGTTGATCGAAGTCCACCTCCTTTTTTAGCACCTTTTAATCTTGCTGCTTGGGCAGCAGGCGCCTTATTCCAAGTACTCCATCCTCCGTCGCCTTCTTCTATTTTAAGATTAGCCCATTCGTTAGATTCGACAATATTAAAACGGTTGCTGTATTCTATGCCCTTTTCTTTAATAACATCTTTACTGTCTGTTATTATTAATATTTCTGTAGAGATATCAGCACCGTGTTTTTTAAGATGATTTGTCCATCGTGTACCACTGCCTTTATAAGTATATGGGTCAGCAGATGTCTGACCTAGGTATTTTAATCCTGTTTGATTGTGTGTTTTTACATATAAATAATATGTCATTGCTGGAAATCTCCTTTAGTATTTTTAGAGTAGTTGGGACTGCCATCCGCGAACTACATTATTATTTATCTAAAAGAGTTATTTTTGCCCGGTACCGCCCCCAGGTCCAGAATGTGTCCACGTTGTTTCAACGTTTACAAGTTTATTTATACACTCTTTTTATGATTTGTCAACTATTTCGATCTGCTCTGGTGTTTCCGCGATCTAGATACCACGGATCCAAATTCAACTGTTGAGCAACTTCTGCCGCTTGTTCTACACTGTTACAGCTGGTGACCATGTCGCCTTTGCGGCCGCCTGTGCGGATTCGCCACAGTGTCTTACCCAGTGTGGTAACTTCTTCGTATACCTTAAAATCGTTTCTTACTTTAGTAACCATTGTATGTTCCTTTACTCTATGGTTTGGTTGATGTATTTTTTGTATAGTTCTAAACTGTCTCGTTCCAATACAGGATCAAACTCTTTGTTAGGATATTTGATACGGGCAAAGGTAAGTTGAGCATCAGTTAGCCACACTACCTCGCCGGCATCCCACGATCTGTTTAATATCTGTGTCCAAACAGTATAACAGCGTTTTCGATCACGCTGACGAACGGGCTGGGGTATAGGTGCGGACCACTTGTTCATCTGCCCAGCCTCACAGGAGTTTTAATAGGTCCTACGTGTCCAACTTTGTCGCCTGGTTCTGCAGGTTCTACACGATGTCCATGCATACGCAGCAGTGTTGTTTTTTTTGGCTTCAGCCATTTTACTTCGTAGGCAACATCGTGTTTGAAATATTCATCTACCCAGAGTGTGTATATTTTTTGTATACCAGTATAGGTCTTGCTGTGTTGTCTGCCCTTGCTAAGAGTCATTTTAACGTCTGCCCGCTTGTAGTCATCTTCAATCGCATAGATACGATACAACTCGTAGCCCAAGCGAGGCAAGCGAACAGCATTGCAGGCTGTGCGACTTTGCGTAAGCCGTTGTTTGAAGTCTACATCAAAACGATGACACGATGACACCTTCTCGTACTTCTCCTTTTAACACACGCCAAGTGTATTCTCGTTCTTTCCGTTCGCGGTACTGTGTGCGAAGTCCATCTTTGTCTCTGCACCACGCTCGCATACGTTCAGCATTGCCATAAGCTTGAGCAGGCAACTTGAAAAATACTTCATTTACGATTTCAGGCAGGCGCGGCTTGTTCCAATGATCAGCACGACCACAAGCAAGTTGTAGATCGTTGCAGATAACTGCGGTCAAAAATCCACCTGGCATATAACCGTGCAGCAGATAGTTTTCAAGACCTTCGTCCAGCAAACTGTTGCCAGTGTTGATATCAGTATAACGGATCATTGCCATTCATTTCCACGATTAATTTCTTCCTGTGTAAACTGTCCACCCATTCGATCCGGATTCAGTCTCCAGCCCATATCACTGTTTTGGTGTTCCAGATGTGCAACACGCTTTTGCAAACGCCAAATCTCTAGTACAAGATCCTGTTTCTTCATCTTCATCAGTTTGTTGAATTCTTGCTCAGTCATTGTGTGCCTCCTATATACATTTATAACACACAGACACAAACATTACAAGTAAAAAGTTTCTTTAGATTCCAGTGGCATAGCCATCAACAGCAAAGTGTGATATTTTTCTCCGCGGAAGTAGATGCGTTTGCTGCTCCATCGTTTGCCCTTATGATGAGCAACACCTCGATAGTTACCATCGCCATATACACGGCCAGCAAACTCCCAAAACTCTGGTCCGAGGTTAGCGCGGCAATATTTGGTATAACGATTGTAGTTGTTCCAGTCGTTGCTGTCAAACTCCACATAGCAATCAAACCCATAACGGTGCAGATTGTATCGTTTATCGGTTTTACGAAGTTTCATTTTTCCATTCCACAGCCTGTAGTTGAATCATTAAAAACTCTTTACGATCAACTGGTGTCATTATTCCTGTTTGTCTATTTTTAACATACTTTACTTCATCTGTCAACGGGTCCCAACTCCAAATACGAGAAGAGAAGACCAGTGGGGGTGAGCCTATTGCTGCATGACGATAGTATTTTATATTGTTATATCGCCACTTTTCGGGCATTTCATAAAACATCACCTTCATTTGATACGTGCCTCTGTGTATTTTGTGTTAGCATACAGTTTTTTACCGTTTGTGCGAATCATATCAACCAGTGATTGTGGTTTATCTTCAGGGTATGCTATGTCCCAGTTTTCTACTTCTTTATTACACACGATACAATTTGTTTTCATGCTTCTTGTGTTCCTAGTTCATAGTTCCAACCCTTGCCGCCAAGTGTTTTGAGATTTTTCCATTTATCTGCTTCTTCCTTACACTGAGCCGACTGTCCCATACTGCCTACCACAGCAAAACAACTGTCACAACGATAGGAGAAATCACCGTCAAAGTGAGCAGTTGATCCACACGGTAGAAATATTGTATTAAGAACGGTCATTCTTTTGGTTTCCATAGTTTAGCAAATTTCAACACATTTGGCAGTTCTTCAGTAAGTTTGGTATAAGTTACTGCACAACTCTTACGCCCGTCTAATGTCGTGTTTTCGTGTCCTAGATAGACATTATCAAGGGCGGCAATCTTATCAAACTCTTTTTGATTAACACGAATCACACATTTCTTAAATGACATACGCAACCAGTTATTGTAATGTCTGTCATTTTGAAATTGTAAATGAGCCCCAAGAACAGCATGTGCCACAAGAGTAGGCGTCATATAGTCTGGAAACTCATCTAATACACAAATATACATTTTCATTCTGCCACATGTCCTCCTGTAGGGTTTTGTTGATACACAGCATCGCCAAGGTTGATCAACTTCTCGATATGTTTCGGTTCAAAGTTCCACGCTGGCTCCGTCATATTTACAAGATTGTATCCATGACGATGTACACAGCGACCATAGTAGAGAGCATAGCCATCACCGTGCGGCTCGATTGTATATCTGTTTTCACACTTACATTCACCAAACGGATCAGTCATAGCATTACTCCTAATAAAATTCCAAGTCCGAAAACAGCAATTACAGTCCCAATCACATACCAAAAAGCAGGACCCAAAATCATTCCAGCAGCAAGAACGACCAAGTATGGAAATTCAATAATTTTTTTAAGCATCTCCATAAGCCTTTAAAAAGTTTTCCATATACTTGCGAATGTTTTCCGCACCTACGGGATTCATTGAATGTACTAAATATCCAAAGCCCATGGGCAAACGCAGATTGTGATCCATGATATAATCACAGAACCATTTAGCAAAGGTGTAGCCAGTCTTTTCGCCATCACCAATGATGTAGTGTACATCTGCCAAATCATGATCAAATGATATGAAAGTGGGCAAGCCATATTGCTCCACACACCACACAGCATCATCCATAGTGCGGCAGATAACTAGATCCTTATAAGGCCCATAGTTGTGACGCACATCTGCTGGAAAGCGTATGTCATCTAAAAAAAGTGTCCAAGCCATTATAGGCCTCCATATTTCAATACAAACAAAGTATAGCACTTTTCGTTAGCAAAGTCAACTCTTGTTTGGGG